AGGGCTTGCACACCAGAACGACCCTCCCGACTGGGTGGTATCGCGCCGCCCCGCGCCCTGCCGCTACAATCCCGTGTCTTTTGGAGGACGAATGACCGAGCTGCGCGTGACCATGACCCCGACGGACGAGCTGGTGCCCTACGCGGGCAACGCCAAGGAGCACCCCGAGGAGCAGGTCGAGCAGATAGCGGAGAGCATCCGCACCTTCGGCTTCAACGACCCCGTGGGTGTCTGGCACGACGAGCAGGGGCGCCCCGTCATCATCGAGGGCCACGGGCGCGTGCTGGCCGCGCGGGAGCTGGGGCTGGACGAGCTGCCCACCATAGCGCTCGACCACCTCACCGACGCTCAGCGCCGCGCATACGTGCACGTGCACAACCAGACCACGCTCACCTCGGGCTTCGACCTCGAGGTGCTGGCGTCCGAGCTGGACGCCCTGCCCGAGTTCGACTGGCAGGCCTACGGCTTCGACGTGGACGAGCTGCTGGAGCCTGTGCCCGACGCCCCCGAGGAGGACGTCCCCGACGCCCCCGAGGAGCCGCGCACGAGACCCGGCGACCTCTGGCTGCTGGGGCGGCACCGGCTGCTGTGCGGGGACAGCACCGACCCCGCACAGGTGGAGCGCCTCATGGGGGGGCGGCAGGCAGACCTGCTGCTCACAGACCCGCCCTACAACGTGGCCTACGGGCAGGAGAACGGCAACAGCGGCTGGGACCCCGTGAAGGGGAAGCGCCGCAAGGACCGAAAGACCATCCAGAACGACAACTTCAGCGACGAGATGGCCTTCCAGCGCTTCATCGAGGACGCCATGAGGGCGGGGGCGGCGCACATGCGCCCCGGGGCCTCGTGGTACGTCTGGTTCGCCGCCATGCACGGCCCCGCGGTCTTCGCCGCGTGCGCCGACGCGGGCCTTCACCTCAAGCAGGAGCTGGTGTGGGTGAAGAACCACTTTACGCTCGGCAGGAGCGACTACCAGTGGCAGCACGAGCCATGCCTCTACGGCACCGTGGCGGGCGGCTCGCACTACTTCGCCCCGACGCGCGCGGAGACGACCATCGTAGACGACACCGTGAACCTGAAGCGGCTGGGGAAGGCCGACCTGCGCAGGATGCTCGAGGAGATCCTGTCGCCCGACGCCCCGACCTCGGTGCTGCGCTTCGACAAGCCCGTGGCGTCCGCCGAGCACCCGACCATGAAGCCCGTCCCGCTCTTCGCCCGCCTCGTGCGAAACAGCAGCCGACGCGGAGACGCCGTGCTGGACCTGTTCGGCGGCAGCGGCACGACCGCCGTGGCCTGCGAGCAGATGGGCCGCGACGCATACCTGATGGAGCTGGACCCCGGCTACTGCGACGTCATAGTCGCGCGCTGGGAGCGCCTGACTGGGAGGAAGGCGACGCTCGCGGGGCAGGAGTAGGAGGGACCCATGACCGAGGCCGAGAGGATATGCGCGGGCATCCCCGAGAAGCTGCGCCCCTACGCCACCGAGCTGGCGGAGAACGTGGTCTTCCAGTGCTCGAAGCTCGCCGAGACGCGCAGGGCCATGCAGCGCTCCAACCAGCAGCTCGTGGTGGCCTACGACAACGGCGGCGGGCAGCGCGGCGTGCGCAAGCACCCCATCTACGAGGCCTACAACCAGCTTATGGCCAACTACCGCAAGAGCCTGCAGCAGCTCACCGAGCTTCTGCAGACCTACGGCATGGACGACCCGCGCGACGAGGACAGCCCGCTGCAGCGCATCCTCGCGGCGGCCGAGGAGCTGTCATGAGGGTCGGGAGCCAGACCCCGACCTACAGCTGGTGCGCCTCGTACTCGCGCACCGAGGGCAAGCTCGCCGCCGACCTCGCCGACGCATACGGCATGCCGCCGCACCCGTGGCAGCGCCTGCTGCTCAACGACTGGCTGGCGCTGGACGACGACGGGCGCCTGCTCAACAGCATGTGCGTGCTGCCCGTGCCGCGTCAGAACGGCAAGACGGGCGTCTGTGACCCGCGCGAGACCGAGGGCCTCATCATCCGCGGCGAGTGGATCCTGCACACGGCCCACGAGTACCAGACGGCCAAGCTCGCCTTCGACCGCCTGCGCGCCAAGTTCGGGAGCCGCCGCAACGACCCAAACGCCCGCTTCCCCGAGCTGAACCGCCTCGTGAGCCACTACACCACCAGCGCCAACCAGATGGTGCTCGACCTCACCAACGGCGGGCACATCGAGTTCAGGACGCGCGGCGGCAACGACGACGCCGGCCGCGGCGGCACCTTCGACCTCGTGGTGATAGACGAGGCCCAGAACTATACCGACGCGCAGGACGCGGCCCTAAGCCCGCTGAACTCCGCGGCGCCGCACGGCAGCCCCCAGACCATCCTGATGGGCACCGTGCCGAACCCGGAGAAGGCCCTGAAGGGGGAGAAGTTCGCCTCCATCCGGGCCTCGATGCACGAGGACCCCTACGCGGGCGGCTGCATCCACGAGTGGGGCGCGCCCGAGGTCGGCGACCCGCTCGACGTTGGCCGCTGGTACCAGTACAACCCGAGCCTGGGATACCAGCTCCTCGAGCCTGCCCTCATGAAGGACGCCCGCACCATGAACGCGGACACCTTCGCGCGGGAGCACCTCGGGTGGTGGCCCGAGGCCATAGCGACATCCGCGCCCATACTGCGGCGCGACTGGGACGCGTGCCGCACCGACGCCCCCGAGCGCGGCGACGTGGTGTGCTACGCCGTGAAGTTCAGCCCCGACGGCGCGGTGGGGACGCTGGCCGCCTGCCACCGCAACGAGGGCCTGCCGCCGTTCGTGTACGTGGTGGACAGCCGCTCGCTGGGGCACGGGATCGCGTGGTTCGTGCACGCCCTCACGAAGGTGCGGCAGGAGGCCGCGCTCTTCGTGATAGACGGCCCGTCCAACAGCCAGAACCTCGTGGACCGCCTCATATCGGAGCGGATCCCGAAGAACCAGATCTGCAGGCCGCGCACGCAGGACGTGGCGGCCGCGTGCTCCTCGCTGTGCAACGCCGTGAAGGAGCGCGCCGTGACGCACTACGGCCAGGAGGCGCTCGACACCTCGGCCTGCGAGTCCCGCAGGCGCCCGCTGGGCCAGGGCGGCGGCTACGGATTCGCCTCGACCGAGCGCGCCGACGCGACGCTCGTGGAGGCCGCGGCGCTCGCCTACTGGGGCGCCATGACTACCAGGAGGAACCCCAACAGGAAGGCGGTGGCATGGTGACTGACATGGTGACGCAGACGCCCGCGTCCTACCCCGACGGCATGGGCGGCCGGAAGGTGAGCGACGCCCCGCAGCCCGACACCTGGCGCACGCTCTACGTGCAGCCCGCCGACGGCCTGCCCATCGAGATACCCCCGACGCTGCCCGAGCGGTGGGCCTACGAGCTGGCCGACCTGCTCGGGGTATGGGTCCGTAACGTGGGGCGCAACCGCACGCTCTACGCCTACTACGACGGCCGCAACAGGCTGAAGGACCTCGGGATATCGACGCCCCCCGAGCTGCTGTCGGTGGAGACGGTGGTGGGCTGGCCCAACAAGGCCGTCATGGCCATGGCCACGCGCTGCCGCCTCGACGGCTTCACCGCCGCCGACCGCGAGGTGCAGGCGGCGCTCGACGCCCTGTCGCGGCGCAGCAACCTGCCCGCCAAGTACCGCCAGACGGCGGAGGCGGAGGGCGTCTTCGGGTGCTCGTTCGCAACCGTGGGCATGACCGACGGCGGCGCCCGCATCGACATGCACGACGCCGAGCACGCCGCGGCCCGCTGGGACGACGCCCGCGGCCGCACGGCATACGGGCTGACGCTGCGGCTCGGGGACGACGGCAGCCCCGTGGAGCTGACGCTCTACGACGACTACGCCGACGTGTACCTGTGGCAGGAGGGCGCCCGCTGGCGCTGGGAGGCCTACTCGCACCGCATGGGGCGCTGCCTCATGGAGGCCTTCGCGTACCGCCCGACGCAGCGCAAGCCCTACGGCCAGAGCCGCATCACCCGCGCCGTCATGAGCATCACCGACAGCGCCGTGAGGTGCGCGCTTGGAGGGGACATCTCCTTCCAGTTCGCCGTGGCGCCGCAGAAGGTGCTGCTCGGGGCCGACCGCGACGCGCTGGACGGCAAGACCAAGTGGGAGGCCTACATCGGCAACATCCTCGGCGTGAGCTACAACGGGGTGGACGGCGTGATGCCGCAGTTCCTGCAGATGCAGCAGGCCAGCATGCAGCAGTACGTCGACTACATGCGCAGCCTCGCCGCGCGGTTCAGCGGCGAGACCAACGTGCCCATCAGCCAGCTGGGGGTCATACACGACAACCCCAGCAGCGCCGAGGCCATCTACGCGGCCTCCGAGCCGCTCATCATCGAGTGCCAGGACCTCATCGAGAACAACCGCGAGACCATACGCACGCTGGCCTCCATGGCGCTGGCCGCCGAGCGCGGCGTGCCCCTGGACGAGCTGGGGGAGGAGTGGTCCAACTTCACCCCCAACTTCGCCAACCCGGCAATGCCCTCCATCGTCTCGATGGCGGACGCCGCGGTGAAGATAGCGGGCGCCGTGCCGGGCTTCGCTGGCACCGAGAGCTTCTGGAAGATGGTCGGCATGCCCGAGGACGCGCGCCGCGAGGTAGTGGAGCAGGTGTCGCAGGCCAACGCGCAGGCCATGCTCGCGCAGATCTTCGGCGGGCAGGCGCTGGCGCAGGACGGCGGCCAGGATGGCTAGCGTCACCATCTCCCACGCCATCCTCGAGAACTACGCGGAAGGCTCGCGCGCCGTTGGCGAGCGCTCGGCGGCGACGCTGGCAGGCTCGCTGGCGGCCATGGACCTGCGCGACCGCGACCTCGTGGAGGGCCTCGTGGCCGAGGCCTGCCGTGCCGCCTCGCAGGCGGGCAGCGACTACGCCACGCAGTTCTACCGCGGCCTGAGCATCCTGCAGACGGGGGAGGACGTGGACTTCCGCGCCCTGTCCCCCTACGACAGGAAGGCGACCGAGGTGGCCGTGCGCGGCATATACCTGCAGGCCGACCTCGGGGACGGCGAGCTGGACGAGCGGCGCCTCGTGGACGAGCTGACGCGCCGCGTGGTGTTCGAGGCCAACCGGGCCACGAAGGTGGGCGTCTGGCGCATGGGCCAGCAGGACGGGCGCGACGTGCGCTACGCGCGCGTGCCCGTCGGCGCCGAGACCTGCGCGTGGTGCCTCATGACCGCGGGCCTCGGGTACTGGTACATGACCGAGGAGGCCGCCAGCCATACCCACGCGCATTGCGACTGCGTGGTGGTGGCCTCGATAGGCCGCGGGGACGTGGCCATCGAAGGCTACGACTCGACCGTGTACCGCGACATGTGGCGCGAGGCCAACAGGCTGCGCGCCAACGGCGACCTGCCAGACCACATGCTCGAGCACATCGACCGCATGGCCGCCGTGCGCCGCGCCGAGGGCAGGCCGTACCGCGAGGACACCAACGGCACCCTGTACGTCATGAGGCAGCTGTACGGACTCAAGTGAGGAGGAGTGGCATGGCAGAGAGCCGCACCATCAACGAACGCTACGCCGAGCTGGGGGACTCCCTCGTGGAGGGCGAGCCGATGCTCGCGCCCATCCGCGACAGCGGCGCGACGGTGCTCTACCTCGGCAGCGACTACGCCAAGAAGTCCAAGGGCCGCGCCGTCTACGGCGAGTGCGAGCGGGTGGCCGACAAGAACAAGTGGGCCATCCCCGCGGACTTCCTGATCGTGGTCTACGAGCCGAACTGCGCGGGAATGGACGACGAGCACATCAGCCGCCTGCTGTTCCACGAGCTGCTGCACGTCGGGATAGACGTGGACGAGGACGGAGTGGAGCGCTACTCCATCCGCCCGCACGACCTCGAGGACTTCCGCGAGTGCGTCGACCGCTGGGGCGTGGACTGGATAGCCAACTAGCCCCCTTGTGCGTTCGCACAAGCCTCGACCAAAACCCAAGGGAAAACGGCCTCCGCACGGGGGCCTTTTTCATACCCATCCATGCCCCGCACGGGGCGACCCGACGCCCGCACGGGCGAAAGGAGGCCGACATGGCCGAGAACAACGTCACCACGCAGGAGCCGACCCCTCAGGAGCCGCAGGGCACCGAGCCGGTCGACTGGGAGGCCAAGTACAAGGAGGCCGTCGCTCAGTCCCGAAAGTGGGAGGAGCGCTCGAAGGCCAACAAGGAGAAGGCCGACAAGTGGGACGCATACGAGCAGGAGGGCATGAGCGAGGCCGAGAAGCTCGCCAAGCGCGCCGAGAGCGCCGAGGCCGAGCTGGCCAGCCTGAAGGCGGAGGCCCAGCGCCGCTCCGACGCCGACGAGGTGTCGGAGGCCACGGGCGTGCCCGCCAGCCTGCTGCTCCACTGCGCGGACCGCGGGGACATGGAGTCCTTCGCCAAGGAGTACGCGGAGCTGACCAAGCTCCCCGTCGCCCCGCCCGCGCCCCAGAGCCGCGTCATCCGAGACGAGGGAGCCGCCGACGCCGACACCGCGGCGCAGTTCGCGGAGATGGCAGAGCGCTTCTTCCGACACTAAGAGAAAGGGGCCACCATGGCTCTCGCAACCAACCCCATCGACATCAACCGTGGCACCACTGGCCTGACGCTCACCCCGAAGCAGTCCAACGAGATCTGGGCCGCGACCATCGAGCAGAGCGCCGTCATGCAGCTCGCACAGCGCGTGAGCCTGCCGGGCAGCGGCGTCTCCATCCCCATCATCACCGGCGACCCCACGGCCGACTTCGTGGCCGAGACGGCAGAGAAGCCCGTCTCCGAGTCCACCTTCGGCACCAAGATCATGACGCCCTACAAGATCGCGGTCATCGAGATCTTCTCCAACGAGTTCCGCCGCGACTTTGAGGCCCTGTACCGCGAGCTGGTGCGCCGCCTGCCCTACGCAATCGGCAAGAAGTTCGACTCCACCGTCTTCGGCGGCACCGCGCCCGGCACCGGCTTCGACGTCCTGACCGCCGCCACGGCCGTCGGCATCGGAGGCACCGGCACCTACGCCAAGCTGGTGAACGCCTTCACCACCGTCGGCGCCGTGGGCAAGCTGAACGGCTGGGCCATGTCCCCGCAGGGCGAGGGCATCCTCATGCTCGCCACCGACGGCAACGGCTACCCGCTGCTCATGAACAACATCAACAACGACAGCGCAGTGGGCCGCGTGCTCGGCGCCCGCGTGGTCGAGAGCGACCGCGTCTACAAGGCCGGCACCCCCAACATCGTCGGCGTGGCCGGCGACTGGACGCAGGCCCGCTACGGCATCGTGGACGGCATCAACGTCGCCATCAGCGAGGAGGCCACCATCAACACCGGCACCGAGCTGGTGAACCTGTGGCAGCGTAACTGCTTTGCGGTGCGCGCCGAGGCTGAGGTCGGCTTCGTCGTGAAGAACGCTAGCGCCTTCGTGCGCCTGACCGACGCCACCTCCTAAGCCATGAGGCTCGTAAACCCGGTCACGGGGCTGCCCGTGGATGCCGAGGGCGAGGCCGCGGAGCTGCTCAAGGCCCGCGGCTTCAGGCCCGAGGAGAAGCCCCGCAGGGCGCCCAGGAAGGCGCCCGCAAAGAAGGACAAGACCGAGTAGGCAAGGAGGCGCGGCCATGGCATACGCGACCATAGAGGACCTCGAGGCCCGCTACGGGGAGGTCGACGCCGACCTGTACCCGCGGGCCAACGCGCTGCTGGACGACGCCGCCACGATGCTCGAGGCGCGGGTGGAGGTGGACGCCTCCGACCCCGCCCAGCTCGCGCGCCTCCGCATGGTGTCATGCGCCATGGTCAACCGCGCCCTGCAGGCGGCCAGGGACGACGCCTACGGCGTGAGCACATCGAGCTACACGATGGGGCCGTTCACCCAGAGCGCCACCTACTCCAACCCCAGCGGCGACCTGTACCTGACCTCCGGGGAGCTTCGGCTCCTCGGGGGCGCGGGGACCGTCGTCGCGTCCATGAGGGCGGAGGTGCGCTGTGGCTGCTAGGAGGCCGATGCCGTTCCTCTCCGTGCCGTGCCACATATGGCTGCCCCAGGCCTCCGAGGAGGACGCGTGGGGCAACGTGGCCTACACGTACTCGGAGGACCCGGACATCGTGACGACGTGCTGCTACGCCCCCGGCGAGCGGCGGCCCGAGACGAGCGACGACATAGAGCAGGGCCGCCCCCACGGCACGACCGCGCGGGTGGCCTTCTTCCTGCCCAAATCGCTCCACGCCGACCTGCGCGGCGCGCGCATTGCGGCGTACCCGACCGACGACGCATGGATGGAGGGGCGCACCTTCGACGTGGAGGGCGCCCCCACCAGCTACATGCGCGGCAACACCCCCGGAGACTACTCCTGGTGGGTCGAGGGGGTGGAGCACCGTGGCTAGCAGGGGAGGCAGGTTCGTGCACAACTCGTGGGCGTTCAGGCAGGTCCTGAACGGCAGCGAGGCCTTCCGCGAGTGCGACCGCAAGGGCGCCGAGGTGGCCCGCATAGCCAGCATGGGGACGGGCGACTACACGAGCGACACCATGCGCGGGCAGGTGCGCATACACACGCGCGTCAAGACCGCGGACCTCCGCGCCTACATGACCGAGCGCCACGCGCACCGCATGGAGCGGGCCGCGCGGCTCATGAGAACGAGGTGAGGCGATGACCGACTGCATCGCAATCGTGCGCTCCATCCTCGAGGAGGCCCTGACGGTGCCCGTCATGACGGACATCCCGGAGAACCGCCCGGCACGCATGGTCATGGTCGACCTAGATGGCGACTCCTCGACGCCCTACGTCCTGCGCCCGCGGCTGGCCATCACCAGCTGGGGGAGCACCGACCGCGACGCGCTGGGGATAGCGGTGAGCGCGGTGGAGGCGCTGCGCGAGGCCTCCCTCGACCACGACCTCCTGAGCGCCGTGGAGCTGGAGTCGGTGAGCCGCGAGGAGTGGAGCCGCACCGGGCAGAGCCGCTACTACGCGCTCGTCACCCTCACCATCAACACCCAAGAGTAAGGAGGCAGCACATGGCTGCTAACAACAAGGCCAACGTCTCGACCACCCGGGGCGTGAAGGGCGGCTACTTCCTGAGCGCCCCCGCCGACACCCCCGCCGACAAGCAGCCCACGAAGGCAACCGCCTTCACGTGGACTCCCGACGCCACCGTCTGGGAGAACCAGGGCTACGTGGTGGAGGACGGCATCACCGAGTCCCTCAGCTCCGACGGCGCCGAGGACCTGCGCGACATCAACCTCGACGTGGTGGACACCACCGACGCCTCCCACACCGAGACGATGCAGGTCGGGTTCATGGAGATGGCCAAGAACGCGCTGGCCACCCAGTACGGCCACGCCAACGTCACCGACGCCAGCGGCACCATCGAGGTCAAGCACGCCTGGAGCGACGCCAGCGAGGAGCGCATGTTCGTGTTCCTCCTGCTGCTGAAGAACGGCCGCAAGTGGGTCAAGTTCATCCCCAGCGGCAAGGTCACCGAGCTGGGCGACCTCACGCTCAACGCCACGACCGTGGCCCAGCGCCAGGCGACCATCACCTACCTCACGGACGAGGACGGCGTCGGCTGCTACGACTGGATCGAGTCCAACGAGACCACCTAGAAACCCGCGCGCGGCGCCCCCCACGGCAATGCCGTCGGGGGCGCCTTCACGAAGAAAGGAGCGACATGCGCACCATAGAGTTCGAGGGCATCGAGGTCACCTACGACGAGCGCGTCACCCGCAGCTGGAAGTGGCAGAAGGCCGCGGCGAGCGGCGACATGAGCCGCACCATCGGCGCCATGGAGCGCCTCTTCTGCGGGCGCGACGAGGAGTACGCCGACGCCCTGTGCGGCAACGAGGACCCAGACGACCTCGACACCTCGGCCGACGCCATGCAGCGCCTCGTGATGGCGGTCATGGAGGACGCTGGCGCAAAAAACTGAGGTTCCTCGCCGTCACGCACGCGGAGTGCCACGACGAGCTGCTGGCCGACTTCATGCAGTACTACCACCTCGACCTGTGGGGCACCGAGTGGGGGCGGCTCGCGGACGGCGAGGCGGCGAGGCTCGCGGCGCTGGCCTACCAGCTGCCGCGCGACGGCAGGACGTGGCGCGCGGTGGACCCGGCGGGCGCCAACAGCGCCGAGCTGCAGATGCTGCGCCGCATGGAGCTGAACCAGCGGCGCTGGCACTGGGCGCACACCAAGGGCGCCGAGAGCGGCTCCGACGAGCCGCAGCCCGTGCTCCTCGATGGGGAGCGGGAGGCGCTCGACGCCGCCGAGGAGGCCCAGCGCCGCAACGCCGAGTCGGTGGCTGACGCCTTCGGCATCGACCTGACCGTCATGAGCACGAATGGAGGCGACGCCAATGGCTGAGATGGGCGTCTACTACATCACCATCATGCCCTCGATGAAGGGCTTCTCCAAGGCGGTCAACAAGTCGCTTAAGGGCCTCGGAAGCTCGGGCGCCCGCGACTACGAGAGCGGCTTTCTGGCCACGCTGAAGGGCAGCGCCATCGGCACGGCCCTCGGCAACCTCGCCACGAGCGCGGGCCAGTCCATCATGAACGGCCTGCAGACGGGCATCGGGCGCCTCGACACCATCGAGAACTTCCCCAAGGTGATGGAGGCGCTCGGGTACAAGTCCGAGGACGCCCAGAAGAGCATCAAGCTCATCATGGACCGCCTCGACGGCCTGCCCACGGCCACGCAGGACATCGTGACCCTCACCCAGTCCATCGCCGACTCCACGGGCAACCTCGACCTCGCGACGCGCAGCGCCCTGGCGTTCAATGACATGATGCTCGCCAACGGCGCGTCCGCGGGCGAGATGACGCAGGCGCAGGGCGTCCTGAACCGCGTGCTCGGAAAAGGCAACGCGACGGTGGCCCAGTGGCAGTCCATACAGTCGGTCATGCCCGCCCAGCTCGCCGCCGTGGCCCGCGAGCTTCTGGGCCAGAGCGGCTCGGTGGAGGAGCTGCGCGACAAGCTCAACGACGGCACCATCGGATGGAACGACTTCCTGCAGGCCGTCGTGAAGCTGGACGAGCAGGGCAGCGGGGCCATGGCCTCCTTCGAGGAGCAGGCCCGCGCCAACTCGCACGGCATCGGCACGGCCCTCGAGAACATCCCGAACCGCATCGGGGCCGGATGGGCGGACATCCTCAAGGCGATAGGCCGCGAGGACATATCCAAGACCATCGACAAGATGAGCTACGGAGTGCGCGACGCCATGAGCGGCATCGGCGACGCCATAGGCGACCTGAAGAACCGCATCGGGGAGACGGGCATCCTGCAGAACCTGCAGACGATCATGTCCGACCTCGGGGACCGCTTCGGAGGCTTCGCCGAGACGGTGTCGGGCGCCGTGGCCGCGGCGACCCCCGTGCTCGTGGACCTCGTGGACGACGCGCTGCAATGGATAGTCGACCACGGGGACCAGATAAAGGGCCTGCTGGACTCCGTTTCCTCCGCCCTCGGGTCGGTTGCCGACGCCATATCGGGCGCGCTGGCAGACGCGCTGCCAGTGGCCAAGGACCTCGTGAGCGCCGTCCTGCAGTGGGTGCTGGACAACGGCGACACCGTCTCCGTGACCCTCGGGGCGATAGCGGGCGGCCTCGGGGCCTTCGCAGCCGCCCAGGCGGCGGTGACGGTCGTGGCTGGCCTGAGCACCTCCCTCGGGGCGCTGGCGGCCGTCCTGCCCATGGTGTCGACACTCGCGGACATACCCGTGGCGTTCGCCCTCGTGGCGGAGACGGGAGGCCCGCTGGCGGGCCTGTTCGGCGGCATATCCGCGGCCCTCGGGTTCCTCGCAGCCAACCCGCTCGTGCTGGCGGTGGGGGCCATAGGAGCGCTCGTGGGGGCGCTGGCCGTCTGGATCACCACCACCGAGGACGGCAAGAAGGCCTGGGAGGACTTCTGCAACGGCGTGAAGCAGCTCATCGAGAACCTGAAGGCCGACTTCCAGAGGATGGTCGACCGCATCAAGCAGAACCTCGAGGACAACAAGGTCCAGTGGGAGCTGTTCAAGCAGAACGTGGCCAACGCCATGGAGGGCATCCGCACCGCCGTCACCGAGAAGTGGAACGCCGTAAAGACGGCGGTCACCACGACGGTCGAGAACATACGCAGCACCGTCACGCAGAAGTGGGAGGCCGTGAAGTCGTCGGTCACCACGGCGGCGGAGAACATGCGCTCGGCGGTGGTGGAGAAGTGGAACGCCATAAAGTCGCGGGTAAGCGAGGTCGTGGGAGGCATAAGGGACACCATCTCGAACGGCTTCACGAGCGCCAAGGACGCGGTCCTCGGGGTTTTCGAGAGCATCAGGTCCGGCATCGAGAGCAAGCTGCGGGCGGCCAAGGACACCGTGAGCCGCATCATCGACAGCATCAAGGGCCTGTTCGACTTCAGCTGGAGCCTGCCCGCGCCGAGGCTGCCGCACATCGACTGGCACTGGAACGACATCGGCGGCATGCTCTGGATACCCGTGTTCGACGGCATCAGCTGGTACGCCAAGGGCGGAGTCTTCGACAGGGCCAGCGTCATCGGCATCGGCGAGGCGGGCCGCGAGGCCGCCCTGCCCCTGAACGACCGCACCTACTCCGAGATAGCGGGCGGCATAGCCTCGAGGCTCGGGGCCGTGGACGACGCGCCCGCGGTGCTGGTGACGGGCAACACCTTCAACGTCCGCACGGACGACGACATCGAGCGCATCGCCGACGCGATAGCGCTGCGCACAAGCAGGCAGAGGGGAGGCGCCCTGTGAGCACCCGCACCGTCGTGACCTTCGACGGCCACGACCTGACCGCCGACTACGTGGTGAGCGACCTGCGCACGGCGCTGCTGCCGCGCCGAATCCGCATGCAGGAGGTGGCGGGCCGCGACGGCGCCCTGTACACCGGCTCCGCGCTGTCCGACCGCACCATCACCCTGACCCTGACGGCGCGCGGCGGCACGCCCGCCGAGAGGCAGGCGGCGGGGCGCAGGCTCGCCGAGATCCTCGCCACCGACGCCCCCGCGCCGCTGGCCATGAGCATCGACGGCGGCCTGTACTGGATGGCCGTCCCCGAGTCAGGAGGCAACGCGAGGCGATACGTCACCGCAACCAGCTTCGACGTCTCCTTCCGCATTTCCGACCCAGCGGCATACGGGCCGCTGCGCACCGTGACCGTCCCGAGCGGCGGCTCGGTGACCTTCGAGGTGGGGGGCACCTACCCGGCGCTTCCCACCGTGAGCGCCAGCGCCGCCGGCAACAGCAGCTCTGTGGGCGGCTGGCGGCTGGCGCTGGACGACGGCTCCTACCTGATGGCGACCATCCCGAGCGGCGTCTCCTCGGCGCCCGTGGTGGCCGACTGCGCGGCCCGCACGCTGACCGTCCAGGGCAACGCGACCCTGCTGCGGCCCGCGGCGGACTGGCTGGTGCTCCAGCCGGGCACCCGTACCCTGACCATGACGGGCACGGGCGCCGCGACCGTGACCTTCCGAGAGAGGTGGCTGTGACATGAGGACGGACCAGATGGTGCGCATCATCGTCCACGACCACGCCGACGCATACGTCTGCGAGATGGACCCCGCCCAGGTCGCCTCCGCCACGATCATCGAGGCGGTGAACGGCGAGCACTCCCTGACCATCACCACGGCGCAGGAGCTGGGCAAGGGCGACCGCCTGACGGTGCGCGACGCCATGGGCCGCTGGCACGAGTACGTGGTGCTGGGAATAGAGAGCCGCCACGCCGAAGGCGGCCTCGTGCTCCACGAGCACTACTGCGTCTGGTCGCTGCAGTACGACCTGAGCGGAACCTACATAAACAACCAGTACGGCTGCGGCGTGGTCCCGGGCAAGCCCTCGGTGCCGCAGACGGCCCGCAAGGCGCTGGAGTGCGCCCTGGGTGGCACCTCGCGCTGGGCGATAGGCACCGTGAGCGTCACCACCATGTCCTCGGCCAGCTTCTACCGCCGCAGCGGCTGGGACGGCCTCAAGACGGTCCTCGAGCGCTGGGGCGGCGAGCTGCAGGCCACCATAACCGTCTCCGCCACGGGCGCCGTGACGCGCGCCGTCGACCTGCTGCAGCACGTGGGCAAGAGCACGGCGACGCGCCGCTTCGACTACGGCGCCGACCTGACCGGCATACGGCGCACCTTCGCCGACGACGTGTGGCCCTGCCGCATCGTGCCGCTGGGGAAGTCGGTGGAGACCGAAGCTGGCGGCTACACGCGCAGGCCCTCCATCGAGAGCGTCAACGGCGGCGTGGCATGGCTGCAGGACGACGCCATGGTGCCCTCGGTGCGCGTCCCGAACGGCTCGGGCGGCTGGGAGTACCCCACGACCATCGTCAAGAACGACACCTACGAGGATCCCGCCGACCTGAAGGCATGGGCCACCGAGCACATACGCGACTACACGACCCCCACGGTCTCCTACGAGGCCAACGTGGCCCAGTTCGCCGAAGCGGGCCTCGACCCGCACGGCGTGGCGCTCGGGGACGAGGTGGCCATCGTGGACCGCACCTTCGGAGAGGGCGGCCTGCGGCTCGCGGCGCGCGTCACCAAGATCAAGCGCGACCTGATGGACCCCGCCCGCGCGGAGCTGACCATCGGCAACGCGGACGTGTCGCTCGCGGCGCAGCTCGGGGACATCACGCGGGAGGTGCAGGAGCTGGCCTCGCAGGTCGCCAGCGGCTCGGAGTTCCAGAGCAGCAGCGCCTACATGGACGCCATCATCGAGCGCCTCAACACCGAGATCAACGCCACGGGCGGCTACTGGTACATCGTGCCGGGCTACGGCACCCGCACCTACGACGTGCCCGTGAGCGACCCCGCCGTGGGCGCCGAGGCCTCGCAGGTCGTGGAGGTGCGCGGCGGCACCATCCGCATCGCCAACAGCCGAGACAGCTCTGGCAACTGGGAGTGGCGCACGGTCATCCAGAGCGGCCTCATAGCCGCGGACGTCCTGAACGCCGACAACATCCGCGCGGGCCGAATCGCCAGCTTTGACGACTTGAGCTACTGGGACCTCGACACGGGCGTGTTCGAGCGCGGACTCACGCTGGAGCCGCTCATCGACGTGGCCAGCGTAACGCTGCAATACTCCGGCAGCGGACAGGCAGTCGGCGGGATGGTTAACGCACTCGCCCACAGGGACTACGCCGTCGCCATATCCTCCACCCTGGAGGACGTGGGCCTTCTGGTTGCCCACCTCACGACGACGCAAAACTACCGTCTCAGCAACATGGAAACCAGATTCGAGAATGCGGGAACGACGGCGGATGGCCTATACAGGCATACGGCGCTCATACGAACCTACACAAGTTCTGGGTCCATGCAGCTGAGGTTTAGCATAAACAACGAGAGATCGCTCGAGGGCGCCGTGCTCAGCAACGTGCGTTTGTACCTGGTGCCAGACACGGGCAGCGGCGTAATGCAGTTCAGCCTGCGCAGCGCGGACGGCCTGGACACGCTCGCCGCGACCATGACAGGCTCGGACATAAGGCTGTCCGACGGAACGATTCAGAGCATTCTGAACCCCAGGAAGCTCGCACTGAACTACGACACGAAAACGAAGTTCGGCGCTGGCCTTACCATTGGCGAGGCGCCAAACAACTCGACCTACTACCCAGACTACGGATGGCACTTCATAGCCCTAGACGACAAGAAGCTCCAAATTGGCTATGAGGGTTTGATTGAGGGCCAAAAAAGGGACCACCACATGACCCTCGAGTATGTCCTGGACGAGGACAACTTGTATCAGATGTGCATGCGGTTCTCAGCCATCCCCTACATGATCCTCAGTAGCAAGCGCCTGGACACGGACGACATAGCCAAGGCCATAGAGACCGAGATCAGCTCGGACTCGAGTACGGTCTCGTCAACATCCCTGGCATCCCTCAGCGGCGCCCACGTCGCAAGGAGGGCGGGGAGGACGGTCACCGTGTACATCACGGAGCTTACCCTGCTAGAAGCCCTCAACAACAACACGTACTCGGGCACCCTGTTCACAGTGCCCAAGGGGTACAGGCCACCGACAAGCGTCTACGCGCTGGCCATACACGCCGGGTCGCCAGGCTTCGGCGGATCGTACTTCCGCATCGGTACGGGCGGGGCGGTGACGCTCCGCAACGAGAGCGGCGCGGCCATCCCCAGAAGCTCAGTGTTTGCAATGACAGCGACATACGTGATGGCATAGACGGCCCCGCCCAGCGGTGGGGCCTTAGGCGCCCCCGAGGGGGCAGAGAGGAGGACACCACATGAGACGCTACACGACGCCCACGTTGGAGCTTGTCGTCCAGGGCATCGACCTCACGGGCTACGAGGTCTACGTGACCCTGTGCCAGCAGGGCGACGAGATCACCACGCAGGTGGCGCCCGAGGACATGGCCCACGGCGAGGACGGGACGACCATCACCGTGGACTACACGCAGGAGCAGACGGCCTCCCTCGAGGAGGGCCGCGCCAAGGTGCAGGTCAACTGGCTCGACGGCGAGGGCCGCCGAAACGCCACCAACATCGCCACGGTGCGCGTGGACGGCAACCTGCTTGGGAGGACGGTCGGCAATGGCTAGCTGCTGCAGCGTCGTCCTGACGGTATCCGAGCCTGACGAGGTGACGTTCGGCGCCGCGGAGTACATCCCCGTGCGCGTGAGCGACGCGCCCGCATACGACGGCCCCTACGAGGTGTCGGCGGCGCGCTGGGCGCAGGTCCTCCCGACGGCGGGCCACATCATGACGGCAGACCTCACCGTGCGGCCCATCCCGAGCAACTACGGCCTCATCACGTGGGACGGCTCGACCCTCACCGTTAGCTAAGGAGACAGACATGGCACAGAACGTAATCATCAACGGCGTCACCTACCAGCAGGTGCCCGAGGTCGCCATCCCGCTCGTGGGCGGCGGCACGGCGCGCTTCCTCGACACCTCGGACGGCACCGCGCAGGCCGCGGACATCCTCGCGGGTGAGACCGCCTACGCGGGCGGCGCGCGCGTGGATGGCACCATCCCCACCAAGGCCGCGCAGACCTACACGCCCGGCACCACGGCGCAGACCATAGCGGCGGGCCAGTACCTCGGGGGCGCGCAGACCATCGAGGGGGACGCCAACCTGCGCGCGGCGAACATCCTCAACGGCGTGTCCATCTTCGGCGTGACTGGCACCCTCACCGTGCCGACCATCACGCAGGACCAGACCACCAAGGTGCTCAGCATCAGCTAAGGGGGAGCAATGGCACAGGAAATCATGGTCGCGGGCGCAATCTACGAGGACGTGCCCTCGGTGCGCCTGCCCGACAGCGACGGCGTGTTCCACCCGTTCACCGACACGAGCGACACCACGGCGGTGGCCGCGGACGTGGCCGAGGGCAAGCTGTTCCACCTCGCGGACGGCAGCGCCGTGACGGGGACGGCTGCGGGCGCGACGCTCGTCACAAAGTCCATCACGGCCAACGGCACCTACGACCCCTCAGACGATGACGCGGACGGCTACAGCGAGGTCACCGTGGACGTGAGCGGTGGAGGTGGTGGCTCATCGAACGTTGCGGTCGGCACGTTCGTGGCTGGGGAATCGAAGGCGGGGAATTATGAAGTTCTGTCGATACCGTATTCTGGAAACGGCTATCCCGTGTCAATACTTATATACGTCGAGAATGGCGTTGACAACCCAGACGCAGGATACTACAACACCAATGCAAAAGGCGCAGTTGGATTCCTTGCCGCCCGAAAGATGTACAAGGAAACCGAGCCAACATACAGCGGATACTCGACTGGCAATATGTACTCGGTCATTGCCCAGTACAAGAGAAACGCAACTGGCGTTACCTACTTTTATGATGGCAGTGGTAGCATAAATATCGCAAGTGGATATTCACCAGACAAGAGAGCCCCTTACGAAATCATTGAGATTGGAGCAGCCAACACACTGAACTATGTCGTCGTGCCAGCAGGAAACAGTACAATTGCATACGGCTTGCTCGAAGGCGTCACATACGGGTATACGGTGGTGTACTCGGAGTAGGCCACCAGCGCCGCGAACTACCCCAGCGCGAGCACGTACACCTACGTGGAGGAGTAGCGTCCCCACGGCAGCGCCCCCTTCCCCTGCGCGGGGGAGGGGGCGTCCCATAGGCATCGAGAGCAAGGAGTGAGCACATGCCCCCATACATCCAGCACTTCATCGAGCCGATGCTCGACCCGATGGCCCAGACCGCCGTGGTGGCCGTCTGCCTGCTCATAGGCCTCGACCTCGTGGTGGGGATAACCGGCGCCGTCGTGACCCACACCTTCAACAGCGAGAGGATGCGCGCGGGCCTCCTGCACAAGTTCATGGAGCTGTCGGCGCTGGCGCTGGCGCTCATACTCGACGGCGCGCTCATGGGCGGGCTGGAGCTTTCGGTCCAGCCCCTTCTGATGAGCACCTGCGCATACGTCGGGATAATGGAGACCGGCAGCGTGCTCGAGCTGATAAAGAAGTACGACCCCGAGGCCGAGGGCATCGTGGGCTGGCTGACCAGCTTCGTGCAGCAGAAGGGGGGCGGGGCGCAGTGAGCCTGAGCGTCCCCGAGCGCATAGCGCAGGTGGCCGAGCACTTCGCGCGCCACGACGCGCACGGATACAGCCAGCCCAACCGCGGCACGGGCCGCATAGAGGAGATAGCGCTCTCCGACGGCAGCACGGCCACCATATCGGGCAGCGACGTCGACTGCAGCGAGATGGTGCGCCAGTGCGTCAACTGCGCCCTGAGCGGGCGCCTCAGCTCGCCCATCGTGTACATGTGGACGGGCAACGAGCACGCCCAGCTCACGGCCCACGGCTTCGAGCGCCTGCCGTACTCCGAGGCGGCGGTGCGCCGCGGCGACGTGCTGTGGGTCGAGGGCCACACGGGCGTTGCCCTCGGCAACGGCCTGCAGGCCGACGCCCACGGCGACGAGTACGGCGGCATCACCGGCCCCAACAGGGGCGACCAGACGGGCCGCGAGGTGGAGGTGCGCCGCCTGCGGCCCTGGGCGTGCATCTACCGCCACGAGGGCGGCTCACAGGAGGAGGGAGCGTTCACGGTGCAGGCAAAGGTCGAGTTCCCGGACGGGGTCAACATACGCGAGCGCCCCACCACAAAGAGCAGGATCGTGGGCAGCTACCCCAAGGGCGGCACGTGCGTCCTGGACGGCGTGGTGCTGGCCGACGGCATCCCGTGGGGCACCTACGTCGGCGCCAGCAGCGGCCTGCGCCGCTACGTGGCGCTGGGGCACCTCGACATAGCGCGGGTGGTCGCATGAGAACGGGCGCGCGCCACCACAACTACCACCACCACTACGACCTGCCCGAGCGCCCGCCGCACGAGGCGCTGCGCGAGGCGTGGGGGCTGGCCGCGCTCATGGCGCTTGCGGCGCTGCTGGGGTACGCGACCACGCTGGCCGTGGCGGGCCTCGCGTGGCTGGCGGACCAGCTGGCCGCGCTGCTGGGGCTGTAGCCATGCGCCCGCAGGAGGTGCGCCGCTGCCCGCTGTGCGGCTGCGCCATGAGGCCCGTGGAGGGCAGCCAGAGGACGGGGCGCGAACGCGTCTTCTTCATGCTCCGCTGCCCCCGCTGTCTCCACGAGGAGCAGGACTGGTACGAGCGAAGGCTCGCAAGGTAGAATCAGAGGCAACCGGGCCGCGTAGGCCTCGGCCGAGCGGCAGCCCCGTCCCCATGCGTGGGGGCGGGGCCTTTTCCATGCCGAGGCACCGCAGAATCCTGAGGCGGCGGCGCGTCCCCACCGCGTCCCAAGCGGGCGCACGGCACCGCACGCGGCACACGCCCCGCACCAATTCCCGCACGTAGACGCATCTCGGTGCACACGGCCCATGCTTCTGGTAGTATTGTTCGCTGTATCACGGCGCACAAAACCGCAGGTAAAGCGGCATGAAACCCGAAAGTGCGTCCCTAATCGTCCCAAGCGGCCCAATCCCAGCCCGCGTCGAACGGACGGGCGCGGTACGCCTCCGCCACCGCCTCGGCGAACATGTCGGCGGCTGGGCGGTCGTAGAACTGGCCCGTGACGCCCTCGCCCACATGGCCCATCATCGGCTCGAGGAGCCAAGGGGGCACCCGCAGCGCCCAACGCATGTTGGTCTGCCACGAGTTGCGCAGGTTGCGGAACGGGTGCGCCATCCCCGCCGCCCTCCAGTCGCGCGCGAGCCTCGCCTGCGTGTTGGGGCCGCCCATGCCGTCCCCCGAGAGCCAACCGCCGCGGGCGGCGATCTGCAGCAGGCGCACGGCGGCGCGGCCCGGAATGGCGACGGTGCGCCGGCTCTGGGGGGTCTTGAGGCGGTCGGTGACGGCCCCGCGGTTCGGGACCTGCCGCCGCACCTCCACCAGGGCGACGGGGACGCCCCCCGCCTCCGTGCCGCGCACGTCGGACGCCATGACCCCCAGCGCCTCGCCCACGCGCAGGCCCCCGAAGGCCGACAGCAGGAAGGCCGCCTCGAACCACTGGCCGCGCACGGCGCGCCACGCCTCCCCCAGGTCGGCGAGCGTCCACACGCCGTCGTCGCGGCGCTCCACCGTCCGCGCCGAGGGCATGAGGTAGCGCTCCCTGAACGGGTTGGAGTCTATGACGCCGTACCGCACGGGGTAGTCCATGAGCGGGCGCAGCACCTCCATGGAGCTGGTGGCGGGGCCGCGGGCCATGCCGTCGAGCCACTGCTGGACGGCCAGCGGGCGCACCTGGTCGCAGGGCACGTCCCCCCAGCGCGGCTGGATGTGGAGGCGCCACGTGGAGCGGGCCTGCGTGAGGGTGTGCGGCGAGAGGTCGCCGTCGGCCACGCGGCGCTCCATTGCGGGCAGGTGCCACCGCTCCCACGCCTCGCCCACCGTCGGGCAGGGGGCATCGTCCCCGTGCGCCAGCATCAGCTCGGAGCGCACGCGCTCGGCGTCGAGGCGGGTGCCGCGCACCGTGCGGGAGCGCCTGCGGTACCCGTCGGGACCCTCCCCCCAGTAGCGGATGCGGTAGACCTCGCCGCGGCGCACCTCCGTGATGGACGCCCAGGCGTCGCGGCGGCGCCGTCTGCTAGACTTCGCCATGAGGCCTCCTCCCTCACCCAGCCCCCGTGCCGTCGCAGCGGCGCGGGGGCGCTTTTTTATGCCGAGACGTTAGCCGTCAGAGGACACGCAGCCTTCCCCTCCACCCCCTGCTGCGACTCTGCCACCGAGAGGATGGCGAGCCGCCCGCGGTCGTCGGTGCTGCGATAGAGGTCGAGGAGCCGCTGCTCGTCGTCAGAGAGGGCGGGGATCACGAGGCCCGCAAGCTCGTCCAGAGAGCAGCGCAGGACCGCGCACGCGTCGATGGCGTACTCGAGGGGCATGGCCGCGGAGCCGGACTCCCACTTCCTGTAGCGCGAGTCCTTCACCCCCAGGCGGGTGATCATGGCGGCTACGGTGAGACCGCGGCGCTCGCGCAGCTCCCTGAGCTTCAGCTTCATGGCGCCTCCCATCCGTCGGAATCTAATTCCAATTCTATACTTGACAATGGGAATATGGTTACTGATAATGGGTAATAGTTCGGAACCAGAATCCGAACGCCGCGCGTTTTGGGTGCCTGCGTAGTGAGAAACCCTGGTAATGGGCCTCCGGCGACGAGCCGGGCACGAGAGTCCGAAGCCCGCTCAGCGCCCCCGTAACGTGTTGGGGCCTCAACGGGACGAACGAGCAAGCACCTAGCCGAAAAGAGGCACGATGCTGGACAAGCAGAGACTGGCGGAGCGCCTCCGAATGGAGCGCGCACGCAAGAAGGTGACGCAGGCCGAGCTGGCGAAGGCACTGGGCACCAGCACGGCGCTGATATGCAACTACGAGAACGGCGACCACGTGCCGTCCCTCAACAGGATGGCCGACATTGCGGAGTACTACGGCGTCAGCATTGATGACCTGATAGGCGGCGCCTAGAGATGGCCCGCTTCGAGTTCACCATGGTGAGCGACGCCATGCTGCAGGGACTGGCCGAGGCGAGGGCCACGGGGGCCGAGATGCGGGCGTACATATTGCTCGTGAGGGGCCTTCCGAGGGACCGAAGCAACGCGGAGTGCTGGATGCCCGCCGACATGGCCGAGGCCAAGGAGGTCATGAGCGCCGCCATGTTCACCAAGGCCGTCTCCTCGCTCTCGAGGAAGGCCTTCACGACCGTGGACGGCGTGCCGCAGACGGTGCTCACCAAGATCACCAGGGGCTGCCGGGGGCACTGCCCGCACTACGAGGACACCCTCGGGCGGCTCATAGCGGAGGGCGCCTACCCGCCGCCGATTGCATCACCAACTGGTGCACCAAAAGATGGTCCGATTGCATCACCAAAACAAGCTCCAATTGGTGAGTTTTCAACATTGGAATGCATCACCAAAACGGGGCAATTGGAATACCAAAACGAGGCAATTGCATCACCAACTGGTGCACCTATAGAGACTATACAAGACATACAGGTTAGTAGAGGCGCTGCTTTGCCCCCGGCAAAGCAAAGCAGCGCCGCCCCTCAACCACAACAGACTTTCAGAGAGACCCCCTCGCTCGTAACAGTGGGGGAGCCGCCCCGCGCGTCGGCGGGCGCGGCGCGGGGGCGCCCCGCCGCCGCGCTGCCCACACGCCAGGAGTACGACCGCATACAGCGCAAGCTCGAGCGCGAGGGCCTCGACGCCGTCACGCCCGGGGAGCGCGCGGCCTACCACGCGGGGCACGCGGCCTACGCCGCGACATGACGAGACAGCCGGAGCGTCGCGCGGGGCGGCGCGCCACGGTGGCGCGGGAAGCCCTCACCACCCGCGTGGATGCCGCCACCTCCTTTCTTGGCGGCCACCGTGCAAGCGAGGCTGGGCGCGCGCCCCTGGACGGGCGTCGCGCCTGCGCGCAGACCGACAAGCGAGCTGCAGGAGGCGGAGCTGACGCGCGCCGTCCCGCACGGCGCTCCGGCAATGGCGAGAGGAGGAGGGATGCCCGAGAGGATGTGCATCAACGGGCTGTGGTACGTGCGCGAGGACGCGCTGCCGCAGCCCTCGGTGACCGCGGCCGAGCCATGGGAGCCGCTGCGGGGGCTGTGCCGCGAGTACGGGGTGGACCCGCACGTGGCCTACGCCGCCGTGAGGGCGGGGGAGCTGGACGCCCGCATGCCCAACGGCGCGTCGCGCGGGCTTCGCTGCAGGCGCAGCGAGTTCGTGCGCTGGAACGACAGCAGGATGGGCGCGTGGTGCGCGTAGCTGGCAGGCGAAGCCGCACCACGGCCCGGGATATGGCGCCCGGTGTGGGCGCTGGATTGGAGGATACCAGATGGAGACGACAACCGACTTCCGCGAGAGGCAGCGCGAGCGCGTCATGCGCCGCAACGCCGCACGGCAGCGCGAGATGCGCCGCAACGTCGCCCTGACGCTGCTCGGGATGCTCGCCGCGGCGGCGGCGTGCATTGGCGCGCTGCGCCTTCTGAGCTACGTCCTGCTCCTGAAGGCGGGGCTGCTGTGAGCGCGGGGGAGCGCGAGGCGCTGCTGCGGATATTCGCCACGGCGCTGCACGCGCTGGCCCGGGAGATGGGCGCGGACGCCGTGAGCGTCTACGCCGACGCGAGCAACGGCTACGCCGACGCGTGCTGCTGGGCGCGCGGGGCCGACGTATCCGACTTCGAGCAATGGGAGTGGGACCCGACGGAGGAGGCCCGGCGGTGACCATGGAGGCGGAGCGAGGCTGGCGCGACCCGCTGAAGTGCCAGATGTGCGGCCGCGAGACGCGCCGCGTGGAGCGCGTGCGGGGCACGGTGCGCGACCCCAGGACGGGCCGCTCCGAGAAGGCGAGCGCGTGGCTCTGCCCGGACTGCAGGCGCGCGCTGCGCGAGGGGAGGGACTCATGAGCCGCGGGAGGGGCAAGCCCAACGCGCAGCGCCTCAGCCCGCTGCTCATGTGGGCCATAGCGAGCAAGGTGGCCAAGGGCATGCCGCCCTCGCTGCTGGCGCAGGACCTCGGCCTCACGGAGCTGACGGTCCGGTGGATAGCGAGGAGATGGGAGGCCGACGGTGGCAAGTGAGATCTGCTTCTTCGTGCCCAGCGACCGCGACGGGCGGCCATGGTACGGGCTGAACGACATCATCGACATGGCGAGGAAGAGCCGCTTCGGGTACGCACACCAGAAGGATTCGGCAGAGAAGCACGTCGCCCGAATTGCCCGCATGACCATGGACGAGCACCTATGGGTGCCCCCCGAGGGCCAATGCGAGGTGATCCTCACCTTCGTGGAGATGGGGCGCAACCGCGACCCCGACAACATCTTCGGTGGCGCGAAGTTCATCCTCGACGCCCTGTGCGAGCCGACATTTCACTACGTCACCAAGAGCGGCAGGGAGGTGTGGCGCCACAAGCACGGAGCGGGCGTCATCGTGGACGACGACCAGCAGCACGTCGAGCTGCGCTGCGCGCTTGCAGACAGGACGGACAGGAAGCACCCGGGCGTATGGGTGAGGATCAGGAGGAAGGACGAGAGGTGACAGACACCATCGACGTGACCGCGGAGGTCATGGAGCAGGACATAGGCCCCATCAGCAGGGCCGAGAGATGGCTGGCGGAGGCCAGGGGGCGCGCGTCCGAGCTGGCCGCGCAGTACCCCGCGCCCGCCGAGATCGCCGACGAGAGGGCCTACAGGGACGCGAGGGCCAACCGCGCCGCCGCCCGCAAGGACGCGCAGGAGCTGGACTCCGAGCGCAAGCGCATGACGCGCGCCATGGACGACGCCCTGAAGCGCTTCCGCGCCGACGTGAGGGACGTGCTCGCGCCCCTCACCGACCTCGACGCGGGCTACAAGGCGGCCATGGCCGACTACGAGGCGCGCTGGGAGGCCGAGCGCCGCGCGGAGCTGCAGGAGGCCTACGACGAGTACGCGCCCGGCCTCGTGCCGCTGGTGCCGCTCGAGAGGCTGGTGGAGCGCTACGGGTGCGAGCGCGGCCGCGGCTGGCTCAACCGCTCCACCAACCCCGAGGCCGCGAAGGCGGGCATGCGCGCGGCCATAGACGCCGTGGCGGAGGGCGAGGAGACGCTCGCGGGCGCCGTCGGGAAGGAGGGCCTGGAGGAGGCGAAGGCCGACTTCTTCTCGACGCTCGACCTCGGGCGGGCGATAGCCCAGGCGCAGGCGCGCGACGCGCAGCGCGCACGCGTGCGGGAGCTGGAGGAGGAACGCGCCCTGTGGGCCGCCCAGAGGCCCGCAGAAGGCACGGAGGCGCCCGAGGTCGGCCAAGTGCCCACCGACGCCCAAACGGCCACTCAGAGAGGCCCTCAGGGCGTCGTGGACACGGGCGCCGTCGTGAGCCGCGAGGAGGCCCGGGCGCTCTGGGAGGCCACGACGCTGGGCGTGCCCGCGCCCCCGAGCCTCGCCGCCCAGGTGGCGTTGGCGACCACGGCCCCCGAGCCGGGCCGCGTGCCGGAGTTCGTGTTCTGCGGCTACGGCACGCGCGCGCAGGCCGAGGCCTTCATGGAGTGGTGCGAGCGCGCGGGCGTCTCGCGCCGCGTCAAGGTGCCCACGGGCGGGCGCCCGTACAAGCTGTCCGCGAGGTAGGAGGAAGCAATGGCATACGAGATCGTGAAGTTCACCGACGACGGCGGGCAGGCCGTCCAGATAACCCCGCAGGACGTGCGGGAGACCTTCTGCAAGGGCGCGACCGACCAGGAGGTGCAGCTGTTCCTGGCGCTCTGCGCGACGCAGCGCCTGAACCCCTTCACGCGCGAGGCGTACCTGGTGAAGTACGGCAGCAACCCCGCCTCCATCATCACCAGCCGCGCCGCCATCCAGAAGCGCGCCGACGCCAACCCCGAGTTCGAGGGCGTGGAGCTTGGCGTGGTGGTCATGACGGCGCAGGGCGCCATCGAGCACCGCCCGGGCGAGGCGTGCTACAAGGCGCTCGGGGAGACGCTGCTGGGAGGGTGGGCGAGGGCCTACCGCAGGGGCCGCAAGCCCTACTACTCCGAGGTGCCCATGGCCGAGTACAGCACCGGCAAGAGCAACTGGGCGCGCATGCCGGGGACGATGATCACGAAGGTGGCCGAGATGCACGCCCTGCGCGGGGCCTTCCCGCAGGACTTCCAGGGGATGTACTCGAGCGAGGAGATGGACCAGGCGGCCCGCGGCGCGGATCGCGCGGCGGACGTCGCCCCGGCCCAGAGCGCGGCACCGTCCGCGCAGGACGCCTCCGAGCTTCGCGCCATGACCGCGGGCCTCGTGCAGCGCGGCTACGCCGAGTCCGAGGTCAAGGCCTTCCTGTGGGCGCGGTACAAGGAGGGCGGCATGGGAGCCGCGAAGGCCGCCTGCGAGTCCATGCTGGCGGTGGTGGCGACGCCCGCGCCGGAGGAGGCGCCCGCTGCCCCGCAGCGGCAGGGGGAGGCCGTCGAGGCCGACCTCTACGAGGACGAGGTGGACTTCTGATGGCTTCCAGGCGGGTGCCCATGAGCTGGTGGGAGGTCGCGGAGATCGTCTACGAGCGCAGGCAGGGCCTCACCTGGGAGCAGATAGGCTGGCGCCACGGCGTCAGCGCGCACAAGGCTAAGCGCGAGGCGGCCCTCCTCTGCCGCCTCGCGGGCAAGGAGGCGATGGCATGAGGAACATCAACCGCGTGGTCATAAGCGGCAACCTGACGCGCGACCCCGAGTGGCGCGGCCAGCAGCAGGGCGCGCTGGCGCTGGGGGTGGCCGTCAACGACGAGCGCAAGAACCCGCAGACGGGCGAGTGGGAGGAGCACCCCAACTTCGTGGACTGCGTCATGTTCGGGAACCGCGCCCGCGCGCTGGCGCAGTACCTGGCCAAGGGCACCCGGGTCACCATCGAGGGGAAGCTCCGCTGGAGCCAGTGGGAGCGCGACGGCCAGAAGCGCAGCAAGCTCGAGGTGGTGGTGGACGAGATCGAGTTCTCGAACGCCAAGGGCGGCGGCCAGCGGCAGGAGCGGCCCGAGGCCCCGCAGGGGCAGGTGGCCGCCCCGGGCGTCTACCAGCCCGCGCTGCAGCCGCAGGCCGACGTCTACGACGAGGCCATACCGTTCTAGGAGGAAGCGACGGCGCCCGCGTCCGACGCGGCGCGGGTGCCCCATGCGAAGGAGGAGGCACATGCAAGACGACGAGAGGCACATAGCCCAGGGATGCCTGGTGCTCGTGGCGGTCATGGCGCTGGACACGGCGGTGGCCGTAGGGATAGGGGCCGCGGCGGGCGCAGCGGCGGGCGCCTGCGCCTGGCTGACGGGGGTGGCCGCGTTCGCCGTGGCGTGGGGCTGCCTGCTGGGGAGGGGTGACGGACGATGACCGACGCGAACTCCATCCCGAGATACGCGCCGCCGACGCCCGCGGAGCTGGCGGCCATGTTCGGCGAGGGCGCCCCGGCGGAGAGGCCCTGCGGCCAGTGCGGGCACGCCTGCTACGTGGGGGCGCTCCTCGTCTGCTGCTTCGAGCGCGACAAGCTGGGGGTCATGGGCGAGGTCTACGAGGTGCAGCCCGAGCAGGAGGGCTGCCGGGACTGGGAGAGCGTGTGATGGAGCCGATCACGAGGCGCGTCCGCGAGCTGGCGGCGGACATCAACTGGGCCGAGATCACCGACCACGTGGGGGCCGACGGCGTCGACGGGGACTGGCTCGACGCATGGCAGGAGGCCATGGCGCACGCCTGCAACTCCATCGACGCCATACATGCCAACCTCGAGGCCGAGAACATGGCCCTGATCAACATACAGAGCAGGCGCGGGCGCCCGGCGGACTACGTGCTGGGGGTGCGCACGTTCGAGATGGGGACGGACAAGGAGGCGGCCCTGAAGCCGCTGGAGGAGGCCGCCGAGGCCTACGCCGCGTGGCAGGAGTACGAGGCGTGCGACTTCCTGCGGGAGGAGTTCGCCGACGAGATAGCCGACTGCGTGCAGGCGTGCTGCAACCTCGCCGAGCGCCACGGCATCGACCTGGAGGCGGCCATGGAGCGCTGCGAGAGGCGCAACAGGGACAGGGGGAGATACGCATGACCGCAACTGACGAGCTGCGCCGCCTGCTGGACGAGCGCGGGGCGGAGTACGAGACCTACATCGAGCAGCTCACGGGCTTTGAGCACGTCAAGTGGAACTTCAACGAGCATGGGAGCGCCGATTTCAACCTTGAGTTCGGCGAGCCGTGGTTGACCATGTACGGCACCATCTCTGGCCCCGAGCAGGCCATCGCCGCCACGCTGGGGCGCGGGACGTGCCACGACGAGGGTGACCCGAGCGACTTCTGTTGCTCGGAGTGCGGCGTGCGGATGTTCACCGACACGAGCGACACCTACACGATGATTGCCAGTGATGGGCGCACCATCATCAAGCGGCCCAACTACTGCCCCAACTGCGGGCGCCGCATCGTAGACCCTACGACAAATGACGTAGATGCGGAGGTGGACGATGGCTGAGTACGTGGTGGACTTCTATGCCGAGCACGACGGCATCAAGTGCGAGCGCATCGTGCGTTGCCGCGATTGCAAGTACGCAAGGCCTGACATGAGCGGGCGCAAGCGTTACAAGGGTTATCTGTGGTGCGACAAGCTGACCGAGGGAATCGGTTTCAGTGTGGCACCAAGCGACTTCTGCGCATGGGGCGAGCGCAAGGAGGTGGACGGATGAGCCAACTAGAACCTAACTCTAACCAGCTCTTACCGTGCCCGTTCTGCGGGGGCGAAGCCGAATACCGCCACGTAAGCGGCATCCGTCATCCATGGTCGGGCGTACAGGCTGACGCACTTGCCATTACCGTGAACTGCATCAGATGCGGTGCGACGATACCAAGCGGAACAATCCAAGAGCGAGTGACCGCAGCATGGAACAGGAGGGTAGACGCATGAGCATGTTATCCGCCCAGTGCGACGAGCTGCGGGCCATGGCCGAAAGCGTGGGGCTGGAGGTGCCGCAGGCGGCCACGCTGATGATGGGGGCCGCCGACACCATCGACGCCCTCGGAGCCGAGAACGCCAAGCTGCGGAGCGAGCTTGAGTCCGTGGGCACAGCCGCCTACCTGTACGGGCGTAGCGACCTCAAGGCCGAGAACGACAGGCTGCGGGAGCTAGCCGTCCTCAATTGGGAATGGGCGCATAGCTGCTGCGGCAACAGCTGCAAGGTGCGGACGGAGGGTTGCGGCTACGGTATCGACCGCGAGTGCAACTACGAGCGTGAAATCTGGGACCGCATGCGCGAGCTGGGAGTGGAGGTAGAGCGATGAGCATCACGGACGAGCTGCGCCTGTTCGCGGCTGACCCGTACACGGGCTGGGTGCCGACCGACAAGCAACAGGCAGACCTCAGAGCCATCGCCGACCGCATAGACGCGGAGCACGAGAGCGCCTGCGCCGAAGCCTACGGCAACGGCGTGGAGTCGGTCGCGCTGCCCGACATGACCGCCTACGTCAAACTGCCCGTGGACGCTGACGGCGTGCCGTTCCGCATCGGTGACAAGGTGGACAGCGAACACTACGAGGACGGCACGGTCATCGGCATCAACTATTTCAAGGCGCCCAACGGCGTCGTGCGCGAGGAAATCACTGTGCAGCCGAACGGGTGGGACGTGGCGACGTGGCGCGACCCCGAGGAATACACGCACCACCGCGCCGACACGTGGGAGAGCATCATCAAGGACGCCATCGGCGAGGGCATGGCACGCGAGCGGGGCAACAAGGAATGCTGCGAACACTCCGGCGCGCTGAGCAACGCCGACCTCGTGGCCCGCTGCAGGGCGCTGGCAGGTGATGCCGAATGAGCATTACTGACGAGCTGAGGGAGTGGTGGGTACGCAAGTTCCCCATCATGGACAAGGAGCTGCACGAGGACTTCACCGCC